GGATTACCTAATGCAAAGGATTACAATCCGGCTTTAATGAGCTTTGTGTAATATTCGGGATCTTCTGTTAGGTGGTCGAGGACAATCTTGGCTATGGTCTTTGAATCTCCGGCGACTGTTTTGGAGTGCTCTTTTTCAACATCAAATCCTTTAATGAGCTGTGAAGGATCGTGCTTAGAGACTCCGGAGAGCCCCTCGAAATGTTTCAAATTCTCCTTTCCCTCCAGGAGCAGAGAAGAGATGCCAAATACGATATCATCAATGTCGGAGCGTGTAGTCATACCTCTATTTATGAGTTTGACATAAGATAGAAAACGTCAAGTTTGTGTTAGGAATGCCGGCTGGATGATAGAAACGTAAGCTTAGTCTAAATCGTTTTTATTTACTTTCTTTGAAACTTGAGGAAGGTTATGATGCGCCTTTAGTTTGTTAATAGCCTCGTGCTCGTCAGAAACATAGTTGGCTATAGATTCCAATTTACCTGGTTTATTTGAAGAGGGTGCAAGCACACTTATGTGATGCTGCCCGGTTGGAATTCCCTCATCATCAAGTCTAGGAGTTTTTACAACTCTGCCAAGAATTTTCCTCTCTCCCGTGGGGGAGACATGTGCAATTTCCGCCTGAGTGGTTTTTGAGGGGTCTCCCTGAGCATTCTTTAAGATACTCCTATATCTCTTTGTGCTACCATAATCTACAGGAGCGCCTGGAATACGACTTCGCCTAAAGACTCGAATGTCATCATGTGTGGGATGTTCAATGTCTCTTCCGTACTCTTCATCATTGCCCCAGGCAACATCCTCAACAAATGTTTCAATCGCCTCGGCGATGATGTCCTGTTCGGTTTTCTTGTTCATAGAAGATACTATTTTCTACCCGCCTTAATGCCGTATACTTTTTCGCCGTCGTGAGTTATCTCATCGTAGTCACCAAGAACATCCATTAGAGGCTTCCACTTTTGAGCGGCTTCGGGGCTAAACGCATTGCCGGTCAAATCCTGTCCGCTTTCGGTATGGTGAAACGTTGCGTGCTTTCCGTGTGAGAGAGTCTTTGTCTTGACTTTAAACCCAAGCGGCTTGAGCCTAGCCTTTAAAACGCTCAGCTCGGCGGTCCTGGACTTTGGCTCCCCTGAATCAATCTCCTCTCCCAGTAGTGTAGAAATACATTCGGCGATAATCTGTTGTTCGGTCTTCTTGCTCATAGGTAAAATTCTTAGTTTCGTAGAGTTGATTACTTGCAAGTCTATTTATAGTGAATTTGAGCTTATTCAGAATTGTGAGAGTCCTCTTTAATCCCCTTAAGTTCTGCGGTGAATAATAAAATAATCGCCGCATACTCAAACATTCTCCCCCGGCTCATACGCAAATCTCCTAGACTAAATGTCCATCTCGATATAGAAAAAGACTCGAAGTCCCCAAAAGCTAACTTATTAAATTTAAAACACTTTTGTTTGAAGTTTGACGTTTTCTACATTTTGTTAATCATGGAAATTCGTAGGGAGATTGGTACTTTTTAATGTGCGGAAATTGTACTCTGAAATGTGCCAATGAACTGTCAAAGAAATTTGGATAGTTCAAATGCCCGGTCACTCCCAAACTCTGACACCGTTCTGCTTCGAGTTTGAGTTAGTGGCAGGAAACGGTAAAAACACCCCCTAGCAACCGGGCGAAGATTATTTATAGCCAATATTTCATATCTACTCATACGCAAATTGTGTAGATGAATTTTCACTTATTTTTTAAAAAATATGTTAAGCTTTGTTTGAAGTGTGACGAAGGTATATCTGTAGGCGGAAAGAGTTAGATAAAGGAACTCAAATATGAGACATAAAAAGTTTGCACTATTGGTAACGAAGGATAAGAGTAATCGACTATTGCAATCTACTAAGGGCAACCTGCAATTTGACGAGAATAAGCACGAAATATGGTTCGAGGCAAATAGCTTGATTAAGTGTAAACTAGAATGGCTTAGGAACCTCTACTTCAATGAGACCGGGAAGGGTACTACATTCCGCCCTCACTTGATTGAATTCACTGGTTCTAAAAGACCTAATCAGTTTAGAGTTTTAAATCCAGATATCATAAACGAAACATTTAAACATTTGAAATAGGTAAATGCTATGGAAATGAGCAAGGAAATGAAAGTTGAGGCAATGATGACGGCTTTGAGGTTGATTACCTCGGAGAGGGCTCGTCAGGCTTCGTATCACGCTCCCTCGTACAAGAAGTCCCTTCAGACCGCTGAGCAGGTTTTGGAAGAGATGGTTGAGGCGTTGGAGCCAGGGTTAGTTAAATAAACAAAGGTGGTGTCATGAAAAAAACAGTTATCGCATTTAATCCTGAGCACGTTAACAGATTGAAAGATTCCGAGATTAAGACTCTCGCTAGGCTTTCCCGCAAGTACCCTCTAAAATCGTATTTCCTGGGAGATGATCCTCGAAACAACTCATTCCCCGACAATCTCTATGTCCCCGCTCTGGAGGTCACAGAGGAGCTTAAAACCAGGTTCCAGACTGCCTTCTCTGAGGTTGGACTTCCAGTTCTTTTTGTTCCGGTCAGGGCCGCTTAATCCTCACATCACTACCTTAGAGCCTAAGTTATTGAAACATATAGCTTAGGCTTTTTTTCTTTCAAACAACTAAAGTTTGTTTGAAGTCCGCCGATACTATATACTAGAAGGTAGGTGATATATGAATACATACACAATCAAAGGCATCTCAGACGACCAGACAGAATGTGACTGCTGCGGTCGTAAAGGTTTAAAGCGCACTGTTGCCCTCGAGGTCTTCGAGAATGGCGAGTCCACCCTAGAGATCATCCGAGTCGGAGTTGATTGCGCTAGCGTCCTCATGAGCCGTACTAATCGACCTAAATCAGCTAGGGCTATCAAGCAAGAGGCTGAGGCTATCAAGCTGCAAGAGGAGCAGAAACTCGCTCATGCGAATAAGGCTCTTGAGTGGAAGATTCAAAATCGCATCGGCGTTAATATCGAGACCGCTAACAAGGCTTACTACGCACAGTTCAGATCTTTGGACTATCGAGCCCAGGACCACGGACAGCTTCTCACCAATGGAGAGAACTATGTCAGAATTCCATCCGAGTCAGTGTTTAAAACATTCTCCCAGGATAGTGCAGAGATCAGATTCATTGATCATTTGACTAACGCCGGCTACAAGCAATCGTACGATTCAACTTTCTAACTCAGGAAGATGGGAATCTGCTGATCAATTTCAAAATTGAAGAGGAGCTTTTCTCAATATCAAAATTGAAATTGATCAAGTCCCTTCACTCGCTCGAATGAACTTTGCGCCGAGGCGCAGGATTTCATATCGCATTTCTGATATTTTCACTCGCTCAAATTAAAATCTTGACAAACTGAAAAAATTTCCGTTTTCGCCACGGCGGAGGGGGGAATCAAAGTTCAAAATCGACGACGAGTCCGGATCTTTCACATTTTTCTCATTTTTCGCCGTTGCGAGTATGAGAATTTGCCCTTTATCGCCTTTTGAACACTAGAGAATTGGAACTCAATCTCAATACTGGAGACGAATTGGTATCAGAATCAAGTCCGAGAATTGACCTTACCTCTTTTAAAGATTTGGCAGATGAGATTTTTGCAATGATAGCTTCAAGCTTTTTTACACGCTCAGCATCGGAGAGTTGTTCGTTAGGAGACTTCATTCAAATATGTTAACAGTTCAAAGATGCGCTTGAGCATTACTTTAGAACATGTTTGAAACATTTTATTTGGAGCTTTTGTGTTTACCAACGAAGCGCAATGCCTTTGGATTCTTGACCACAATCTCAGGATTGTAATGTTTCTGTGAGAGATGAATCATATCAAACTTGTGATGGTCAGCGTAATCGTTTACAGCTTTGTTCCAACTTGAATGATTTGTTTTAATATCTTCCAGGTCTGAATCTGTTAAGTTTGGATTTAAAGATTTATGGTGAGATATGACATCATTTACCTGTGAGCTATTGGCTTCTCTTGGGTCAAATGAGGTTGAGAATACTTTGGCAGTTTTAGAGACTTCGTATTGGCTTACCTTTGGACCATAGAAGGCAGCTGATTGAGGGTCGGTGGTGGCATAAAATCCTTTGCCATACACTCCTCTGTCCGTTCGTTGTGTACGCTTTAGATTAGGCTTAGAAACGTATCCCCTTCCACCATGATAGAGAACTAGAGGGGAATCTGATTCAAAGAGCTGGATATACTCAAGGAAAGTAATCATAGCTCTTGTTTGAATTATGGGAGTTTGTGAAACTTTTTGATTGCGGCAACTGCCTCTTCATGAGAGGGGAACTGACCTAATCTTCTTTGCCTTTCTTTTGGAATACCACTCTTTCCGGTTTTCCATTCTAGGCCATAAGCATGATGCCCGTCGGTTTCTGGGCTGCTACTCATATCATCTAGGTTAACATTTGGAATACGGTCGATATGTCCTAATAGTCCGCCGACCTTTTTTCCTTTCATAACGAGGTGGCGATTCCCATGAGCTTTATGAACTAAGATTTCGTCATCTTTTTGCTCGGAAGCTTTGGCCTCTTCACAAAGTAGACTCTCTGAGGATGAAGGAGTGCTCGATATGACTTCTCCAATTGCGGAGGCGAGGGCTTCTATTTCTGATTGTTTATGTCTGCTCATGAAATACTATTTATGTGTGGACTTGGTTAAGGTTTTACTCAAACTTAATAACTAAATCATGTTTATTCGAGGCGTACTCAACAACATCAACTCCACCTAGAGTTAATATCTTTTTTGCGCCTTCCATGGAGACTTGATATCTATCCGTTGGAGCATGTTTTAAATATATCAATCTCTTTATACCTGACTGGACTATTGCCTTTGCGCACTCAGCGCAGGGGAACCAATTTAGATACATGGTGCAGTTTTTAACAGATTCTGAGGCGTGGTAAATTGCGTTGGGCTCAGCATGAATTATGTACATGTACTTGTTTTCTAGTGGATTGTCAGACTCTTTGCCCCAGGGAAAGACATCATCGTTCTGTACGCCTTGAATTGTTTTGGGCATACCATTCCATCCGACACCAATAATTCGCTTGTCCTCGCTTACTATACAGGCTCCTACTTGAGTTTTATCCTTGCTTCTATGAGAGCTTAAGATTGCAACGCTCATGAAGAATTGGTCAGAGTTAATTTTCATACATTTTAACTGCCCGGCTTAGGCACATTTTGATTTAGCTTTTGCTCGATATTGTTTTGAGTATTCCTTGTGGCACTTATCACACTCGCAGGCTAGACCGTCGGGGAAATTTGGATTTTTGCGAAATTGAAATACGGTTAACTCCTCTTTGCAGTGTGTGCATCTCTTAAACAATCTTTCGTACTTGTTGTAAGGGTCACGATCTTGATTCTTTGCTCTATTACTTTCTCGGTATGATTGAAGTTTTGAAAGTTGGCAAGATTTGCAGTAAATCCTTGTACCATCCGGCTTTGAGGCATCTTTGTGAAATTCTGAAAGTATTTTATATTGATAACAACATTTACACTGCTTGTTCATAGGCTATCCACTCAGGTGCGGCTCGATTTTTCCACTTAAACATGTGGGACTTTGAGCCATTATAATACGCTCGATACGATTGAATCGTGTAATCTTTGACCGTTCTTGGAACTTTGAACTCATCCGGCATAGCTCTCCAAGGAGATGTAAAATCATTTGTGGGAATATTGTTTGGGGTATTGGCTAAGGCCACTTTGAGCTTTTCGCATGTGTGAACTTTGCCGTATCTAAATGTGTACTCCTCCATTAATGCGAGCCACATTTTATAAAGCCACTGATAGTTTTGCGCTGAATGCCTGGTCCATTTGGCACTTGGGTGGTTTATGTGTGTGGCTTGATAGAGGTGAGAATCCCTCTCATCTGACAGAACATAGAGAGTTTTCTTTCTACCCTTGTCAGATATGGCATCAGTTTGCGTTCCATCTAAGACTCTGTGGGCTGTTGATAGGAGCTGTGCATATTCGAGAATCATCTTCACAACGTGTTTATCGACATGATATTGGGCGCAGATTTCGGGGTCATTGTGCAGATAAAAGATATTCATATGCTTTATGTCCAGTAAAATACGTTATTGCCTAGTCCTTCGGGAAATCCTTTGTATGAAATGACTGCCAAATTGCCATCTTTTTTGCTGTACGTCACTGTTTGTTTAATGGCAAATGGGTGACTTTTAGTCTTCAGAGTTGAAATGAGGCTTTGATATTTCTGAGTGAGAGACCGTTTTGTGGTGGCCTTTAATTTTTTATAAAACCACACTCGAGTTCCATTTTTATCTATTTCATACCCTCTGATGTATTTGTAAAACGTTTTCATACTTTCATTATCTCTTTTTCAAACCTTCAGGTCTACAAATTTTTCATTTTCCCTCGTCTGCTTGATATATTTCCTTTTGACCTTTTAATCCCTTTGGCAAGCTTAAATCGCCATTAAACTTTTCAGTGAAGCTAACGTCCTCAATTTTAATGTGATTTGTCGGCTGTACGGTTAATCGGCCATTATTTAATCTAATAAAGAGCAATTCTTTATTTTGCTCAGGCTCATGCGAGAATCCATCATGTGTAGGCGCTACAGTAAATAAGTAATGACCAATAAGTGCCTTAGAATCAATTTTAACGGCACATTTCAATCCGGATAGGAATGTATACTCTATGACGGTAAACGAGTCACTGTAGCAATTGTAGGCTTGTGCCTGCTCGAGAGACCAGGGTTCAGCATTAGGAGTAAACGATAGGGCGCTTATGGGAACGTTGCGATAAATTGCTCCGTTTTCTAATAAAAGATTACATCCCCAGGAACGTGAAGGGTAAGAAACCAGCCCAAACCAAACGCACGGAATAAATCCCACGGGCTCTTTATGCGTGAAATTCGTATCGACATATAGATACAGATGCTTCTGTAGTTGTCCAATGCGATAATAGTGCATGAGGTGAGTTTATCAAATGAAATCGTACGGCGAAAATTACTTTATGCAAAAATAGTAATGGCTGAGAATGTGAACTTTAGAGTAAACTTAAAACTAATGGATGCCTTTGTTAAGAGCAAGAGCTTTCCACTTTTCTCTATATTTGGCCTGGAGTTCGTTTATTTTGGAGGACTCCTCAGCGGTTGGATTCGGAGGAAGAAGGTTTAGTTCCATTCTTAATCGCCGCTCGATGCTGTCTTTTACGGCCACCTGTAAAGGATCGTGCTCAAGTAGCGAATGAGCATGTAAAGTAGTCTTAAGTTTGTCACTGTAAATCGGCTTTAAGACAAATTTAAGAAAGTTTTTTTGAGTTTGGGAGAATTCACCCGCTATGGTCTCAATCATTTCAGCGAACAATCTTTCAAATATCATATACAGACATCTCCGTATTGTATTTAGATGCTCTTTACTTTTACTTTGCCTAACTGAATTTAGTTATGCCGAAACTTTTCGAGTGCGGGGGTTGGGGACAGTTGACGTTCGAGTTGAGCGTGAGAAAAGATTCAATTTTGCAAAGACCCATCAGTTCTATCAAGGAAGAGTTAAAATCCATTCCAAAACGTTTCCCTTAGCCGCTGTACGATCAGGCGATGAATGGACCTATGAGTTTCCGGGTAAAATTACGGGCTCAAGGAGAAGCCGGCAGAGGATGTTTAGGCTTAAAGTAAATTCATCTGGAGTTCGAGTAAACAGCGTTCCAAGTTCGGTGATAAAGGGTAAAACATGTGGAAATGATCATGATGGTGCGCACACTCACGCCACTGTTATCAATGAATTGTCTGTTGCATCTTTTGAAACCGCCAGAATATTAACCATTGCGGCATTTACAGATCCTGAATGGCAAATGCAGCATGGTGCAAATTCTGATGCTCAGGTTGCTGCCACAATTAACGCAGCTGAAGCGTTTTATGCCAATCAATTGAACATGAGACTTGAGATGGCTCGATTGGTAAACTATTCGGAAACGTCACCAGAAACAAATCCATCTCAATTACTAAATGAATTTAGGCGGCAATCAACGACACTCGTACCTGAAAATGTTAAAGTGCTATTTACTGGCAAAGATTTAGACGGCTCGACGATAGGAATTGCATACATTGGCGTAGTCTGCCGTGCGCCAACGTATTCTTATAACGTGACTCAATCATATGCTTCAGTTACCCACACAGTACTTGCTCATGAGCTTGGGCATAATTTGGGAGCTTGGCATGATCAGAACGCTCCGGGAAGTCTTATGTACCCGTCAATTAGCTTTGGTAATCCAACATTTAGCGGCTATAGCTTAGGGGAGATTAACGCATTTGTTGACGCATTTGGCTCGTGCATTCGAGTAGACTCAGTACCACCGTCGCTCCACGGCGCAACAATTTCTATTAGTAAATTTAAACGGCGTAAGATAAGAATTATTTTGCGTTCAGTAACAAGTGAGTTACTCGCAAATCGGACATTGCAAATTACAATGAATAGGCGCTCATTTCTTCGTGTAACATCAGCTAAAGGAAGAATTATATTAAGTCCGGGCAGACGCCGAAGAGTTACAATTTCGGCAGTTGCTCAAGATAACCCCAACGTGAGCAAGGTGAGGCGACTTACTTTTTAGTCTTTTTTGTTGACCTAGGTGCCGCCTTCTTTTTCAACCCGGAAGCTTTATTTGGGGCAGATACCCGCTTGAGGGTTCGCTCGATAACTCCGAGTAGTTCAGATGGACCATCTCGACCGATTATAAACTCACATCCAACTCCCTGCTCGTCCCTGCCAATGACGTTAATATTCATTTGCAGTTCAGGGGGGAAAAGATTTTCCATAGCCTCGACATGCTCTAAAAGCTTTTCATTGATTTCTTCGATGCGAGATTTTTTCTTTGCCATAGGTTCCTTAAAAAGGGCATTGGTCAGTCTATTCCACGATATTCCCGACACTTGCAAACGAAAAATAAGTAAAACGTTGGGGATTTATCCCTTGCCGTGCTGATTCGTTGTCATACTCAAAACGGTAGCTCAGCGATTTGTTTATTTTGAGCGTAACATTACACTACAATGCCTATTGATTATTTATAGTCTCAATATGAATAGTGGCGTAACAAGTAAGTTTTATTCTGGAATTTCTTCGTCAGTGCCAGTTTCGGGGTTAAACTTTTTATTATCAACAAATTCCTGCCATGTTTCAGTGTAACCAAAATCATCTCCTGGGTTGGCATCTGGAGGGTTTGTTGTTGTGGTGCTGCGAGCCCTTCGAGGAGTCTTGGAAAGAGCCTCATCGTCAAGGTCTTTTGGGGTGTGAAAATCGACTTGAACTTGTTTAATAACGCCGGCTCTGTCAATTGGCCCGTGAAAGTTTATTTTGGCTGTAAACGATAAATCAAATCGCACCTGTCTTTGTTGGATCTCAAGTTCCTGCTGATAGTTATCTGATGGAGAGATGCTTCTCAGTTCAATTGCGATATTTTCCTCAAAGCCCATTTCTGGTATAGCGTTAATCTTTATTGTGTATGCTGGGGTAAAATATGGCAAAATCTGCTCTAGTATTTGATTGGCATCGACTACATGCTTTGCGACAATGGTCAATCCAAAATCGACATTGTATGCAACAGATTGATATGTCGAGTTAACAGATAAGTCCTCTCCGAGGTCGGTGGTCCGGCGATGTATTGTGTTTAACTTTCGAGTTGAATCGTAATACATACCTGTAATCTCAAAGGCCATACGGGGAAATATGGCTTCGACTGCTACTAAGTCCTCTAACTCAGGCTGAGATTCCAAACGAGCAATATAAGCATGTCTGTTGGCGTAGTTAATAGGAACTAGATTTCTCTCGACTTCTTTTCCGTCGGTATCATACTTTACCACGTAAATGCGATTAAAAAGCGTTCCGAACGCTTTTGTAACCTTTTCTAGTGTGCCGTGATAAAAGTGCCCAAACATTATAGCTTACCTTTATCAAATGGATTTCTGCTATTTTTAATAACAACAGATGCCGATTGGGTTTCGATAATCTTATTCTGTGCGGTGGTGTCATTAATAATGTCTTGTTGGTCGCCAGTTATAGAGCGTGTTGCTCCGGATGTGTTTCCCTGTAAGACATCATTTTCATTTAGCGTTCCGTTGATGTTAGACAAATGGACGGTAGTTCCATTAATATTTTTAATAACAGCTTTGAATGTGGAAAGGGCAAATGAATCTCCTTGATATACAACCTCTCCTTTTACAAAATCACCAAGTCCCATGCCCACTTCAATTTCAATTCCTTGCTTGATTTCATTTTCAATTGCATCAACTTCAGGCAGTCCGGTCTGAATATTTTCGTGGCTGTAAGTAAATACTCTGCAATCAATTTCGTAAATGTAATCCTTTCCTAATTCAACAAAGGGTACGTTGTCTGTGATGTATTTGATTTCAAGAAGATATTGTCCCGGTATACCATAAGGAAAATACAAAAGATCTCCTTCTCTAGGACGATTTACGGGAGCGAGGTAGTTACCAATCTGTTTAATAAATTCAGTTTTACCAATTTGAATGGTGATAGACTGTTCCATGGTTATGCCCCATTTTTGCAACATGGCTTTACCTGTAAATCCATCAGTGCTCTTAATGTAGGCTACCATTTCAAACCACTTGTCAAATTTTGCTAGTGGATCTTCACCATAAAACAAATCAACCGGACCCGAACGTGGAATGTAAATGCAATTTAAACCGTGGATTTGAATGATTTCATTCATTAGATCATCTAAAAGATCTTGCTCTTTTTTATTTTTAAAATGATTGAAATACTTATTGGCAGTCATAGAATGGCTACCCTATCTTAAACGGAGTCTTCATTTCATAGGTGGAACGAAGTTCAATCTCAGCTTCTTCCTTTTCCTTTAGACCTAACTCCAGTATTTGATTTCCGTTTAGCACTACTCCACCGGGAAGTGTTACGTTATTATACTTAGTGAGATTTCTTCCCCACTGAACCTGTAACAATGCGGTTAAGTATTTACGAATCCACTTATCTCCATATACTTTAGGGTATTCTTCTGGAAGTATAGTCCCCCAGAATTTGACCACAATGTACTCGCCTACCTTAAACTCCTCTCTCCAGTTAGAATGAATGTAGAGTCTATTTTGTTTTCGAGAGTGCCAATGAGGTTTGTATCCAACAAATAGCTGATTCCACAGTTGGATATCTTGCTGAAATTGATAATAAGTTGTAACGTCCGCATTTAGAAACGTGTGAATAGTTACTTGTTGAGCTAGCTGATACTGCAAATCAAAAGGGTTAATCGGATGAGAACCGAACGTGCTTCTAGGTCTAAGCATCTCGATAATGCCAACTACTGAGTCGCTTAGCTCAATATATTTCTTATCTATCATGCCGAGCGTTTGAGCATTAAAGTCTAACAAAACTCCGGATGCTCCTGATATATTTCCAGTAACAGTCTCTCCATCTAAAAATCCAGCAGAGCCACTGCTACTCCCAGATGATGATAAAACTAACTGAGTGCTAACATAGCTGGCCTGTATTGTAGTTCCCTCATCGGGGGCATTTGTGAATGTTATTACATCTCCAAGTATATTATAATCTTCTCCGTCCCCAGCTTTTTGTAGTATTCCGTTGAGATAAACTTGCAATGTTCCAGGCTTTGGGGTGTTTGCAAGAGTAAATGTGGTGTTAGTTCCGTTTACAAGACCTGAAGGAACCTCACCGGTTATAAGTGTATTAACATCAAAATCAGATTGTGCGGCTGCTTCAAACTCATCTGCATCTATTCTGTTTAGTATGACAAATGTAATTGTTTTTGTATCTTTGTCGTAGTGTTCAACTCTTGCACGAGTTCCAGATGAACTGCCCACAATTGTTTCGTGATATTTGAAATCAGTGTCAGAAACGCTTTTCAGCTGTATTGTTGAGCCAGTTACTCTAAATGCTTTGTAAAATATTCCAGTACCATCAATGTGGTACTCTTTGAACATTTCAAGAGCTTTGTCTACTTGATTTTCTATTTGCTCTTCATCAACATTTATTTGAACGACTGGAGCACCTAGTTCCTGGAGACAAAATTTAATTAGAGAGTTTCTGTCGCTTGGAAGTGCCACGTCTTTTTCCTTTGGATGATTTTCGTGTTACGGGTTTTTTTGTAATCTTACCTTGAATCTCACTTTTATCAGAAGCAAGACGATCTATTATGTATTGCAGGAATGGTTGATTTTGAATTTTTTGTAAATTTTCAAGTATAGACTTGACTTCAGTTAGCGCAATAAAAGATACAATTAAAGTATCCAGTGGAAGAGCAAAACTTCCGGCTGATAAAAGGTATCGGTTTGCGATATGTACAACACAAATAGTTGTAAGGTAAACTAAAGTTTTAACTACCGTTCTAGCAAGTCGTCGGGATGTAAGAGGGGCGTGAGTAACAATAGAAGCCCAGAGACCTGTTGCCAGATCCGAGACAATAAGAAACAGAAGAGCAAGCATGATCGTTTTTAACGGAGCGAATACTGCCAGTATCGCCACGACTAAGGTTTGTAAATGCTCTTGCAGTAAATGACCTTTTGACTTTATACAAGATGTGATAGTCTCTGAAAGCATCTCTCTTCCTTTGCGGAATTTTGGCTTCAGATGATCAGTACATTTTTACAAATGTGTAAAAGATATAATCCTTCAATCGTATTAAGGTGGGTATATCAATACGATTAATTAGAGACCACCTGAAGCCTTAAACATAAACACATCTATTTATGTTTCCAGATGCTACTCGGCAGGGGCTTCTTGGGCTAGTGCGGCAGTTTCGGCCTCAGAAACAACCGATTCTTCAACATTTTGAGGATTTAATTTTGAATCGACATGAGTCTTCAATTCACCTAAAACGTTGATGGTAATTGCAAATTCCTGCGATCTTGTAGCGGGAATGTTTAGTTGACTTAAAAGAACTGCTACGACCTCCAAAGCCTTTGAGACCTCGACAAGACTAACTTGATTTGCAGTATTTTGCTCCGACATGTTTAATATCTCCAAATAATTAGCACTAAAGCTATTAAGTATCTTACTCGATATTATTGCAGAATATTTATATGCCCGAAAATTACCTTTAATTACGTCTTAATAATATAATTCATTATCACATAGTTGACGTTATTTGTAGGAGTACTTGCGTAGGTATTATCACTATTTCCGTCATCTCCCTCAGTTACCTTTCCAATTGAACCACTTGCGGTTTTATTGGTTGTGCCGAGAGTTTGACCGCCTGCGCTAAGACTAAATGAGTGACCGTGACCTGAGTTAGTAGAAGTTACGCTGACTGAGTGTGTATGATCGCCGGCTCCTACAATATTGTGTGTTGGGTTTGTGTAGGCATCAGCATCGCCCGGCCTGAGCGCCCTACCCGAAGCTCCAGAAGTTGCAGTTCTAAGTAAAACTGGGGCTGCAATACTATGAGTATGCGCTCCCGCAGCACCCGTTGCCGCTGTGTGTGTATGAGTACCGTCCGAACCGCCAATGCTTCCTGTTACTGAAGTTGCTGCATGTGTATGTGAAATGTCTACTAAAAGATTTGAGCCAGCTCCAGTCATTGCGTGATGATGACCTTTGACAGTTACTGAATGAGCGTGATTCAGCTGTCTGCTACTAGCTGCAAGTCCATCATCATCGCCAAGATTATCAGATGCGCCCTTGCCGAGAGGAACTCGCCGTCTTAAATCTGGCAATCGAAATTGAAGCAGCGGCGGAATTCCAAGGCCGTTGTAAGTTCCCCCTATGACGGCAAACAAATTTGCATATGTAGTTTGTGATATTAACGTTCCATCACATATTAGCCATCCAGATGGGGCAGTAGATCCGGCAAATGCGACAATTGTTCCGGTTGGGACTCCAAATCCTTGAGGAAGTCTTGCATTATCTATTACACCGCTTGTTATTTTTGATGCGTCTAAATTTGGAATATCAGCTGCTTCTAAATCAGCTCCGGATGTTACTCTACCCTTTGAGTCGACTGTTACCTTAGTGTGTTCCCCTGCCACAACGCCGGTATCCGAAAGAGTAAGGGGATTTGAAACGTTTTGTGAGCCGTCAAATAATACAGACCAAGACGCATCTCCTGTAGCGGCTATAATTCTTGCGTTTAAAAGCTTTGTTGCAGTGTCAGAATTCCCTGCGCCTGGGCTAACTTCAACATAAACACTACCCGTCCAGCGATAGATTTTATTGGTGTCAAGAGCAACGTAAATTTTTGACTGCTCCCCTGGAGTAGGAAATGCAGCTAGATTTGCATGTTCAAGGACGTCATCAACATAGCTTGGAAGCTGAGACGATGGAACTAATCCGCCAGCGTCAAGAGTAGCGACCCCATTGGCAACTCCCTTTTCAGATTGTAAAATTACATCTGGGGTATTATTTAAATCGTTATAATCGCCACTTGTAGCTACTGTTGCAAGTCCCGTAACGTTTGCAGCGGCTATTGATCCTGACGAAAGAACTCCAGTGGGGCTTACGGCAAAGACAACAGAGCCAGAACTATTCTGACCCTCAATCAAGTTTGCAGTTTGTGATGCTGCACCTTTAACTATAAGACCTTTAGTTGCAGCGTCGAGCGTTGTTACGTGAAGTCTGGCATCAGGTGATGAGTTTCCAATGCCAACTCGCCCGTCTTGATCTACCTTGACTCTTAACTCTCCGCCAGTAACAATGGCTAATGAATCAGCGGACTCATTATACAATCCAGTATTAGAATCTCCGGTAAATGAAAGTGGAAGGCTACTGAGACTGCCAGCTGGAATTTCTAAGCTTTGATTGGCTAAAATCGCAAATGGTGATAGAGAAAGAATGCTGGAATTGTTTATTTTACATTCAATTGAGCCGTTTACGGCAGCTGCATGTAAACTAATATTAGCTAAGCTTTTATTTCCCGATTCAAGTACAAGACTTCCTGCGCCCGGCGAAGCTTCGTTGCCGTGTATTTTTACACTTGCACCTCGAGTTGCTAAATCCACATCAGCATCAGCGGGAGTTATAGTTATGCTTTGATTATCGGCTCCGTTGCTGGTTGTGCCTAAAATTGAAAAATTAGTCGCATGAACTCTGAGATTCTTGGTGTCAGTTATTGAAAGAGCATTTTCTTCGTTTATCTGAAGAAATATTTGCCTTAATTCGACTTGTGGGGGATCTGTTTCTAAAGTGGGGGGTAAGGTTCGTCCTGCATTAAGAAATACATCGTGATTTTCATCAACTTTTAAAGCGTTGATATAAAATAAATCACCAGAATCTCTCCATTTAAGCCATTTGTTATTTGCTGCGTTTAATGCAGTAAATTCAATAGTGACATCTCCAGTTCCGGCATCTGCTCCTGTTGATGAAATGATAACGTTATTTCCAGGAATAACTTTTGTAATTAACGATTGACCTTCCGAGGTGACATCAATATCTCGTCGTTGAATGGAACCGTCTTTAATGGTTTTCCCTGAGACTTCTGTTTTTGACATGACTGTGCCGGTAAAAGATAATTGTTGTACAGATCTCTATTTATAACTCCTCTCATAGCGAGTTTTTTAAACATTGCATAAAAGAAGGGGGCGGCCCTTTAAAGGAACCGCCCCCCAATTTCAAAGGATTATATAGTTATCCCCAACCTTATTTTATGTAAGTAACAAGAAGTCGATCTCCGCTCTCTGGAGCAGCTACCATTGTGATTGCATTGTTGGAGATTGAATAATCATCTCCACCAGCATTGAGAAGTAGTCCGTTAAGGAATACTGCCTCTGTTCCATCAACTGGAGAATTAGCTAAGGAGAATGCCGTATTTGAACCGTCAATTGCTCCGGTTGGAACTTCACGAACAATTACGTCCGCTTTGCGTGCAATAGTTGAAATAAGAGTTACCTCTCCGCTTGCAGTTACGGATGCAACATCTCCCGAAAGAGTTGTCGCAAGGGGTACGCCACTTGCATCGCCAACCAGAACTTGTCCTGCTGTTCCAGTTGCAATTTTCAAACCACTGCTGGTAATTTCCAATGACGCATCTTCAAGAGTCAATGCAACATCATCTGCATTTACAACGATAGCGCCGTTAGCAGAAATAATGTCAATGGTGTTACCGGTCTTAAGAAGACCTGCACCAGCTTCGAAGGAGCCAGCACCGCTGAATTGAACAAAGTTAACTGGATCTGTATCGAGAACAATTGGGTTATCTGTAGATATTACCCATCCGCTATCAGCATTAGCTGTACCTTCTTCAACGAACGTAAATGCTCCGGCAGTTGCCTGAGACGAATCGCTCATGTCGTCAGATCGTACCCATGCTCCAGATCCGGCAACATATATGCCATTTTCTACAGCGTTGGCCTGACTTTTTACAAGAACTCTGTCACCTTGTACAAGAGCAACTCCGTCAATGGTCTGTAAACCGCTGAGAGTAATGTTTCCTGTAGTTGCAGCACGAACTGAGAGTTTAACGTCCAGTCCTTGTGCTACGCTGTCAACATATCCCTTGTTTGCTGCATCAGATGCTGAAACGGGATCTGCGAGGTTTGTGATTTTATTATTATTGAGGTCCAGATCGCCAGTCATTGCACGTGTGCCGTCCAAACGCACATTAAGAGCGTCCAGATCGTCTACGTATACTTTACGAGCTGCGTCGTTTGCATTTACTGGTGCTGCGAGATTGATAACCGAGTTATTATCGGCATTCAAATTCCCGGTGAGAGCAACGCTACCATCATGTTTGAGATAAGCCAAAAGCTCAGTATCAATATGACCTTTGTTTACAGCGTCGCCAGCGTCAACAGGTGCTGCCAAGTTAACAATTTTATTGCTATTTGCATTAAGATTGCCAGTTAAAGCAACGGTGCCGTCACGCTTAAGAAATTCTGCTCCCTCTGCGAGCTTAGATGTTTGAATTGCGGCAGATGCGGAAATCTGTGCGTCGAGAATTGTTCCCGCTTTAATTTGAGTATTGCCACGTATTTGTGTTATTGCCATTTGTATCTCCAAAAAAGAATAAAGATATATTTGCAGATATTTATGATTTTAAGCCAATTAACGAGAGTAGGCGATATGTAAATCATAAATAGTTTGTTAAATTCTCATAGTGAGACCGAGGTTTTATGGTCGATTTTTTAGGTTTTATCGCTTCGGTTTTGTTAATTCTCAGCTCAGTGCCGCAATTGATATGCACACTTAGAAAACGGGATGTCTCCGGGCTCTCGCTAGGCACCCTTTTATTTTGGTTCTGGGGTGTCGTTTTGATGGGGATTTATGTATACCTAACTTCAAAGCAAATGCCTTTACTGTTAAATTACGGATTTAATTCAGTGGTCGTTGGTATAAACGTTATATTCTTTTTCAAATATCGGAAAAAGCTTTAGGCGATTGGAGTGTAGTCTACCAATATTTCATCCCCGACCAAGGGAGCAAAACTTAGAGTAATTTGATTCGTGTCGGTTTCTGTATATCCTTTAGCTTCACCCAAAGTTAATCTGACGCCGTTTACAAATACTCTTGTACTGCCGGCTAAGAAATCATTAATTGTAAAGTAAACTGTGTTGACTCCGTTTACTTGACCTACTGGTACTTCGTTGTAAACCGCATCTCCACCAAGTCCTCCCGGTCCGCCGCCTCCTATTTCAGCTCCTACTACCTCATTGGCATAAATGACGTTTACTGGATTTGTTGGAGATCCGATGGACCGCAATCCGGCCCCATGTGGAACTAAGTTTTTACTTTCGTCAATTTTCCAGGCATTACCGAATGTATCAAATTGAATTTCCCCAGCCTCTAGGGTTCCTATAACAACTTTATTTTTTGCTATTAGCTTTGCGGATTTATCTAATGCACTGACGTGTGCATCAAGCACTTCTTGAGCGTCGGTTTCTTGAGTTTCAGTTAAGTTGCTTATTTTGTCGCCTTGCGTTAAAACGACAGTAGTCGGTAAAGAACCGGTTGGAGGATTTACGCTAATTACACGAATATTCCCCAGAGACTCAATCTCTTTTTTAAGTCGAGCGATATCTAACTCGGTAATAGTTGAGGTAAGTGTAGTTGCCATATTTTAAACTAAATCGTACTCTAAAACTATTTCAAACGTCCATTCTTCTCCGACTGTGAAGTCGACTCCATTTATACGTTTAATATCAACTTCGTTTAGCCCTCCCCATCTCAAAACCCCGTGCTCTAATGTTGTTGATGTGGATAGTGTCGCAGTACCTGCAACTAAACCAGAGCCGTCATTTTCAAGGGGGAGTGTAAATCTTACTGTATTACTTGCGGTGTCCCCGAACGTTGCCGAAAACAAAAGTCGAACTTTGCAATACTTTCCAAAAGTGAGATATCGAGAGACTGATATTTCTGGAGAGGATAAACTCATTCCGTTAAACGTTGAAATATTTGGAGTGTAAAGTGTGTAGGCGAGGTTTAGCTTTTGAGCCGTGATTGAAGCGTCATCGACTGTAAGTAAGTCCGTTCGCTCAACTCCGTGTATATAAATGTCTAGCTTATCGCCCGAAGCAGGAACTGAGCTGAAGGCTATTTTTACTCCGTCTGTTGTATCTAATGTCCAATCTGCTGGATGATGCTGCAAAGTTCCGTTTTTAAAAACCATGATAGCAGGCTCGACTGGAGTAAAATTAACCAGAAGAGAAAATGCTGAGTTTATGCCGTCGCCCACTTTAGTGATATGAACTGGATAGTTTCCAACAACGGCTGGAATCGCCAGCTCTCGTCCGAGGTAGAGGACATAAAGCTGATCACCGGCATCGGGTACAAACGAAAATTTTATCTGCCTCCCGCCATTTACTAAGTTATATGAACGACCAGGCTCCTGAATTGTTCCGGCATAAACAACTAAAATTGCACCGCTTTGCCCTGGGCGAAAGCTGAGATTAAACGTATCCGTCGTCCCATCTGGAGTTATGGTTTGTTTTTCGAATAATCCGTAAGAATTGCCTTTGCTGATATATGACATTAGCCCTCCTTACGTTCGAATGATAAAGTTAATCGTTTGATATGCGGGGTTAGCACCTCCCGTATTTGATCCTGCGCTGTATACGGGATCTCCTGTATTGCCCGCTGCTTGACCTGAAGTCATCGACCCGTTTCCGTCTGCTCCTTCATCGACTAATCCTATTCTCCCCTTAAAAGTTTCTTTGGAGTGAATGTGAGTTCCGTCTGAACTTGAACTTGCAGTTTGCCGATCATTTACACTTAAATTTATCGAATGTCGATGGCTAAGGCTAGGAGTAGTTGTGGAGTTGGTTGTGAAATTGTGACTATGTGAGCTGTCGTTGTCATTTATCGTAGTAGTTGATGCTGGTTCAGTTGCATTTCGTCCGGTGACTCTTATTCGATCTCTTGGGGTGCTCCCCCCATCACTTTCCCTTAATTTACTAGTTGGTAGTGTATGACTGTGGGAACCGTCGATGCTTGTAGTGCCCGAATGTGTATGATTGAGATCTTTGGAGTTTTCATTAATTACTTCTATTGGTGTACCCGTTTGACCTGTAACTGTATGAGTGTGCCCTATGCTTGTAGTATGCCCACCCCTAGACGGACGAGTGTCTATTTCTGCTGTTCCAGAAGGCCAGTCGAGGGGGTTAAAAACGCTGATAATATTTAAATCCGCCCCAGCTCCCATTCCATGATAGTGCGCCGGAATAGAGTGCGTATGATTGTTAAGGCTGTGAGTATGTGCGGGAACGCTGTGAGTATGGTCTAAACTTCCACCCCTTGCGGTGTTACCAATTCCCCATCCAGTTCCAGTTCCAGTTCCGGTTCCTTTGCCTAGTGGAAATCGACCTCTAAAATCAGGTACACGAAACTTGTCAGGCTGCAATCCAGTTTCAGTAAACGTCCTCCCAATTTCAGCATGTAAAGTAGGGTAATCCGCAATAAAGTAATCTTGTCCATTACATAAGAGCCATCCCGCTGGGGCTCCAGTGTCTTTTGCCCACAGTTTGATGCTACCAGTTGGAGTGTTTGTGGATACTAACGCAGCTAAAGCTGCAACCTGAGCCTGCAAATCCGATACATCTACTCCGTCGACTGTTCCGGCAACTTCAATGTTTTCGGCATTTACCGTTCCAGAAAAATGAGCATCTTTAAACTTATTTGCATCTGTTCCGATGTCTACTTCACCACTCGCAGTTGCGTCTAAAATTGCAGTTTGAGTAACATGAATCGTGCGGCTGCCGGCTACATCAAGTGAAAGAGTTCCTGCCGGGCTGCGTAGAGTTGTTAAATTTAATGCGTCTACTTTTAATACCGAAACAACTGTATTTGGCGTCAGTCCACTGGACCACCTTAACCATTCGTTATTTCGCATTAAAATTTTAGAATCATTGACGGCATTTGGCTGAATGTTACTTGTTGATACGGAATTGATTGCTAATTTTTCATTAGTTACAGAACCGTTCTTTAGTTCAGTTGTGCCGATGGAACCCTCGGCGACAGAGCCGATCTGGGAAGGCGAAAGAGTTTGTCGCCTGGAAACGGTGGTGAATCCCAAATTCCGTACATGAATTTTTGCACCATTCGCCGGGGCGGATGCGAAGCGAATTGTTCTCTTATCGGAAAGTAGCTCAAAATCGCCAGTAAAACTTAAATCTGGGTCAGTTCCATACTGAAGAATTCCGTCAACAGACACCTCCAGCGTTCGTGCATTTACTATCTCGTCAGGATCATCTATTGTAATAGTAAAATCCGTTAATGAGCCGTCACCTTCAAATATGTCTACTTTGAAATTACGAAGATTTTCTGATAGTTGAGCAGGGCCGACTGATTTTTCAGTTGGAACAAAGTTGTAGGTAGCCTCTCCCCTATGAACGACGTAAATAACGTCCTCTTCTTGAGGAATTTTTTTTAAAACGATTTCCTTATAGAGTTCATCCCCGTTTTTATCGATTATATAGTCAATTTCGGGCTCTAATATTTCCCAGGAACCAACAAATCGTCTTATGAGTGTAATAGAAGCACCTGGAAGTTCATTAACCAGTGCAGATTCGGGGCTAACTGTAATTATAATGGAGGTGCCGTCATATAAGCTAGAAATGACGATATTTTTTACGTTGTTAGATGCGTTGGCTGCACCTGATGTGATTAATACATCACCTGGATTAATTATTGAAAGAGCCGCTGCCAATGAAGAGTCATCACAAGTTATCTTGTATACATTACTCTCACCTACCAACTCACTAACAAATCCAATAAGAGGGCTGTTTTCAACAAGCATGTCAAGCTTGTACTCTCTCTTAACGACTTGAACATTTCCTTCGTATCCACCCGGCACTTCCTGCGAAAGCTCAAAACGTTGAGTAAGCCCGTCGGGTACGATGTCATCTCGTGTATTGGGGTTGTATATTAGAAATGGTAGTGCTCCACGTATATAGCTCATTACTCTTCCCTATTTACATCCTCAATTATACTGGCAACTAAATCAACGGCTTCACCAGGCGTGGAACATTTAACTTCTAACTTGTCTCCTCCTTCTAAAACAATTTTTGAATGATCAATAAGGCGAATTGCATCTGCTATAGGAACCTGGGCACCTTCCAAAACGGTTACGTGGACTCCCTCAGATGAGTCAAACAATCTAACTGAAACTTGAACGCCGCTTTCGGAAATGTTTGCTGCATTAATCTGAAGAACAAATGTAGTCATGTCGGCTGGGGTTTCATACAAAACTGACCATTCATTGCCAACATCCGAAAGGATAGAATTTTTATATGTTCCTAATTTAATTCCAATTGAGTCGTCATTAACGTCTTCAATTAGCGAGCCAATGTAGTCGATTGTTTCATCCGGAGATTCACACTTGACTTCAAGAACATCGTTGGCCTCAAGAACGATTTTGGCCTGGTCGATAAGTCTTATGGCATCGCCTTGTGGAATTGGAGCATTTTTAATTAAGTATGAGTATGTTCCGGTCGATGAATCTAAAACTCGAGCCGAGCCGATAAGAGATGCGGTTCCGGCAATAGCACCATTTATCTGCAATATAAGACTAGCCATATCCGCAGGTGCGGAATATAGAGTCACCCAGGACTCTCCAACGGCTGGCTTCATTGCATTTTTAAATCGGGACGGTATCATAATTGATTAACTCATTGCTATTGCGTATGTTAAAATGCTCCTTTTCATAGCACCCAGCCCACTGTGAATTTCATTTATCGCATCAACTAAAGTGTCTTTATTTGCGGTTTCAAGATTGTCTAAATCGCCTTCTAAGTTGGCAATGTCGTTTATTGTTTCTGCCTGCGTTGCGATTGTAAAACTGTTTATATTAACTTGTGGAATTGCCATTTTTGCTCCGTAAAATAGAAATTACTTCTCCCAGACTTGATTGAATTGAGTTCATTTTTTCTTCAAGTCTATTTATTCTAGCTTCTTGCGATATTTCACGGAGCTTTTTTTCTCTCTCTTGTTTATATCGAGCATAAGCTACATCATCAGCGACTATTCCACCAGAGCGTGTATCTCTGTATAGTCCAATTTCTCCTTCAACTTTAACCAACTTACTAGACATCTAACGCTATTCCCTTCAAATTTGATATTCGTGGAGGGATTGCCGAATTTCCACCTTTGCATACTATTTTTATAGCAAATGCGGTAAATGGCGGTAAATTATCTATTGTCGATGAATACTCCGTAAATTGCTCATTAGAAACGTTTGGCTCAGGATATGCTGGATTAACTAGCGCATTTTGCTTTAAGTTAAACTCAGCTTTAACCCAATTTAAATCTTCAAAAGGCACATTTGAATCAACTCGGGCTAATCTGTAATACAGCTCGATGTCATGGGAGACGTGTCTATTAGCATCAAATGAAATTTGCAAAGCTGTTGATTGCCTGGCTAGTGCCAATTGGCGAGTTATGTATTTAAATGCGGCCGAGCCACCAATAGGAGCAATTTCATCGACGAAGTGTTCCTTTTGAGTAATAACAACATCTCCTGTGTCTGCCCCATCAACTCCATCAAATTGAGTATCTAAAGTAATTTGACACTTGACTCCAGGATTACTTGGAGTGTATGTAACGTTAACAACTTTGACATCAGTTTTATCTCGAAGTTCCGATGTTGTACCAGTTATTGTAATTAACTTTCCAATGTCTATGTTTGACAAATGTTGCGCAACTTGAGCATCAGATGTTTCAATTTTTCCGCTCGCATAGAATGATATCTTGCTAGCAGTCGTTGTTACTTCCGGAGAAACTAAAGTCGGTACAATTTGATTATCGTCAAATCCAACTACATTGATACTCTCCGGTCGATTAATTCGATTGCTTATTGCAATAGCAGAAATTCGATCAAAGTCTAATACTGGTGACAAATTCTCGTTAAATGTGTTCAGAATAACTCTGGTCTTTAATGCCTTGCGATCACTTTGAGTAGTGGGGTTAGTTATTGTTGATGGACCTTGTGGACTATCGAGTGAGTTTCTCTCGTTAATTGCTGAAGAAATGGTCATTGGATTATTAAAGTTAATCGTCTGACCTGGCTCTATTGAAATATATGAATTTACTCCAAAAGGTTTTGTTCGAAGTAGATTTTCATTGTACGATACGTTTGAGCCGTTAGTCGTACTACATTCCCAATTCACGCTTGTTTCGGGGAAGGAAAGCTGGTTTATATTAAAGAACATTGAATCGAATGATACGTGCTGTGTTGCGGTAACGTTAATTCCTCCAACTCTACCAGATGAGGTGGCCGGGTCTGATTCTGATATATCAATAATATAACTATCCAGCTCAACCGATTCTATAGCCCACCCTTCCGCTCGATTAATAAGCTCTAAGTCTATACCGTTGGCAGTTTCAACTCCACTAAGAACTACTCTTGTCAGCGTCTCAAAAGCTGGGTGCCCGTGATTAGTATGCAATACTCTTACTTTAGTAGAACCTTCCTTGGTGATTAGAGGATCTGACACTAATCTTACTAAAGGAACATTCTCATTTACATATTCGATTGTCGCTGGCTCATTAACGGGAAATTTAGCCTTGTGAAGGGCAAACTTTAGGTCGACAAATTGGTCTGCGTTCCAGGTTGTGCCGTTTGAGCTTCTGTAAAACACTCCACCTATGAAATTGTCGCTTAATATCTGTTCGTCTGATCCTATAACCGTATTAATATCCTCTCCAAATATAGGAACTCCTCCAGGCCGAGCTGTAATTGGACCGGCCTGAGCTACCCAAGCCTGATACTCAAGAGAATCTGAAAGAAGAACTATTGCGTAGTCGCTATTTTCTTGCAAGTAAACTGGAGATTCGAATACAAAGCGAGTAGGGATCATATCGTTGACGGCACCAGATTGACCTTCGGCTAAAATGGAAACTGCAACGCCATTCGGAATATCAGTCGTTCGAGTTCCGGTTTCTTGATTTTTACTCTTAACTGTTTGAATTGGTGTTAAATTAATGTTAGTTGGTGAAACTTTCCATGGACCTTTGGTGTATCCTTCAACGTCTCCATCTCCAGTTACGGTTAATGTTCCATTTAACAAATCAACCGAATTGACAACAACATCCGCAGCCGGTTTTACGACTTCGCCAAATGGCATAATTCGATTAGTCGGATATCCGTCATCTGATAAAGGTCTAAGCTGTAGTTTGATTGGTATGTTATTGTCTTTTGAGAAAAAGAATACATCAACTGCTAATAGAAAGCACCCTCCCCTTTCAGTTATTTCAAACGATTGGGCTATTGGATCTTCCTTAACAGTTCTGCTCCTTATTTCAGTGTCGATTATTGGATTTGGATTTCTAGTATCAGTTTGTTCGACAGTTTGAATTTCAAATTGTCTAATTAGTAATTCAGTCTCTTGAACTTGATCGATCCAACCCACAGCATAATATTTCGCTTCACCTTCGGATGCTGGTTGTGGATTTCTTTGGTTAGTTTCGCTGGTAGTTAATTTAAATGTTCTCTCACCAGTTAAAAATTTTCCTTTTGGCAGTTCAAATGTTAAATCAACCGATCCTTTAGAATCGGCTTGTAATTGCTGCCCCAAAGTTCCCCCTACAGGTCTGCAAAATTGGGATACTGGCTCATCATTAAAAAACGGGAAGAGTTTTGCATTTGGTAAAAATCCACTTCCCTTAACTGTAATGGTTTTTTCCCGCATGTAATTAGCGGAAACTATAGATACAATTCTTTTACCAAGAGATTCGGTTTTAAATGCACCTGCAACAACTTCTTGACTGAAACCTCGCCTAATTTCCTCGCTCGTAATTGTTGTTGTTATTTCATTTCTTCTAGTTACGTAACGTGGCCAGTTTGTTCCGTGAATTGCGTCGGGTTTGTTTGGTCCAAGTTTGACGATTTTTGGTAGTCGTCTTCTCGTTACATCTGTTCGAGTCCAACTGGTTTCCCACTCACCCCACACTACGGCATCAGGGTTTATTCCTGCCTTTACTGCCTCAAATGCACTTTCATCTTCAATGCTTACTTTGGGAAGAGTTTCCGTATCTCTCCACGTGTCCGTTGATGGGTCGAGATTGACTCTACCTTTAAATGTAAACTTAGCAAAAGGGTTGACGTTTTCTACCTGAGATGCCAATTCTTGCTCAATAAACTTTACAGGCTCATAATCGAGTGTAAAAAGTTTACCAGTTAATTTGTAATTGTTATCACTTCTCGCATTTGAAATCAATCCGGCAGACAGTAAACCGTTCTTTTCAATCAACGACACGTGCTTCTGGCAGATTGAAGGGCGTAGCTCTTCATTTGTCGGATCGACTGCGCATCTGTAGTCTAGGTCAAATATGTTCCCAATCCCATGAGATGTAAAATTATCTACAATAAATCCATTTTTAAAACGATCTAGTCCTTGAGCGTCCGTGACTTCCAGGTCTTTGGCTTCTTTTTCTAAAAGAGATAGAAGTGTATAATACTCTAAGTTAGATACACGATTTTCGATGCGGCCGATGTCTCTCATCGTGTAGCGTCTATTGTCTTTTTTATTTAAAAAGCACTCATCGGGAGATGCTGTATATGCTTTTATATCCAAAGTTGCAAGTGACATTGCATCACCTGGCTCTTCAGGTGCTATTGGTAATAAATCTGGCAATCCCCTAGTCACTCCAAAATTGCCAAATCGATCTAAATATAGATTATCAGTTCGATTTAAGTAGTGATGAAAATCACATCTAATATTTGTTTTTGGAGGTGAGATATAATTTTGAAATGATCCATCAGCTGAAACTTTGGGTCGAAAGTCAAAGCAATC